GACTTGCAGTTTCTGGTTGATACGGCGGATATCCTTGGTGAAAAGAAGATTTTCAAAAAGGATTTCATGTTTCGGCCCGAGAGTCGGTGTTATCTGAGTGGCTGGAACAAGTTGACACTTGTGTGCACGCAGCGTCTCTTGACAACAATGTGCCCCAAGTTTGACAAGATGGTCGGGAGCCCATCACAGACTTTGGAGTCGTACGCAAAGTTTGTGTTTGGGCCGAGTTATATGCAAGGACATACCAGTGTCGAGGATGCCATCGACTTGTTTGTTGTGATGCGGAGAGCCTTTGAGTGCGATCGCTTCCACATCGACCGAGGTCAGACGCGGATATTTATGAAACCACTGTTTCGTAACCATGCGCAAACATCCGCAACTTTTCCTCGTGATCTGCCGAAAAGTTGAATAAATCGAAATCATCTAGGTTCAAAGCTGTGTGCGGGACAAATTGTAAATAACTAAATCTGTTGCAAGCGACCGACTTTAATATCATCTGCACATACGACTTCAAATCTGTAATCTTGGCCATCTTTTCGCGATGGTTTATTATAATACCCAATGCGTCCGGTTTACCCACAAATGGGCCGCAAGGGGTTGTCTCAGCGGTTGCTCCGTCTATATATTTCCAGCCCTTAAACTCTCGAGCCGGAAAAAGGATCGGCACACACGATGATATGTGGAGAGCTTCTAGGACACTCATATCGGGCTCGGTGTCCACCGAAAAGTACACAGTCTTTTGCAGATCCAGACAGAATCCAGCGACGTGAAACTTGATCGGGAAGTGGTCATAGAACTCTTTAAATGTAATATCAGTCTTGCCAGGTATAAGGTCATTCAAAGTATCACTGAGGACTGTGAAAACCTTTTCATATGAGACGATGCCGTAGTGTGTCAGAAATGTTCTGATGTTTGGTTTCATAAGGGTCTTGAGGGGAACTTTGAGCGACATTTTGAGCACCCGGTCAAAGTTGCCTTTGGTGGCTATATACATGAAACCGGCAATTGCTCCGGCCGAAGCACCTGAGAGTTCTGAAAGATCTGTGAGCCGACCATTGTCAGCCAGTTTTTTCAGAGCTCCTATTAAACCAAAGTACCCGACAAAGCCGGGACCGATTGCTATATATTTCACCATATTACTACATTCTAATTTATCAGAAACTGCTTGGCGCGCTTAATAATATTGCGGGAATTGAACACGTAGAAGAGAGTATGCGAGGGCAAAGACGACCGAGTGAGTAATCATCGCCACGGGGTCAGTTGCGGGCGTACCTGGGGGAAAGGTGAAGTACATTCCGGGCTTGAGGATCGTAAAGAGGAGAGCGGGCATTATCAAGTCGGCCGGTTTGTACGTCACCCGAAGAATGAATTTGTAAATGAGAGTCAGAAGCACGATAATCAAAAGGGCGTTGAAAGCCGTACCGTAATCAACAACGCCAGAAGACATCAACAAAAAAAGCAGCGTCGGTGATAATACTTTGGGTCCTGAAATGTCTGGGAGCATCTTATACTCTACCGAGAGAAATTCATCACAAAGTGGCAAAAGTCATTGTACGTCGCAAAATTCATAATCGTATTATTTATGTAGTTTTCTTCCCGATACTGACGGAGACTCATCCACATATTCAAAAGATGTGTCGAGTTGAAATCCATCCAATCCTCGGGATGTAGCGGGCCGTACTCCTCCGCAATCTCCTCCTCGTCATACTCCTCCTCTCCTGTGAATGCATCGTACTGATACTCGTTCAAGAGTCCCATCGCAAAGGGGGCTCTGTGTGCTTTTTCTACTTATTAGGCGCTTGGTTTCTTTAGACCGCTGAGATTGATCGTCTTGCTCTCAATCTTGGGCAGATTCTCGATGACCGCAAGGAAACAGGCATCTGCCCGAGTCTCGTCATTCTCAAAAAACACGAGCAGACCAGCCTTGAGATTCTCCTTGGTCAGTGAGGCGGTTCGCTTCGTAGACTTGACTGATACGCGCGCATCATCAATCTTGACAGCATCCACGTCATTCTTCACCATAAATCCCTGGATAAACTTTCTAAGCTCCTTTTCACGCTTGTTGAGTGTGGAAAGGTCCTTGCGGGCCTCTGAGAGGTTTTTCTTCAACTCAATCCATTCACCCATGGCGCGCTTCATATCTTCAGCCATTTAGTGAATGAGTGTGTTTATTCTTTAAGTTTTCTAATATGTTCCGGAACCAATCTCGAATGCTGGGCGCATCACATCAGGGGGGATGGTGCTGAGGTTGAATATGCTCACTGCAGTGCGGGGGTTGGGGGGCTCGGACCGCTCCTGGCGGTTGGCGTTCCGCAGGTTGCCACCAACCGTCTCGGGGTAACCAATCTGGCTGCGGGGGTCCAGGTAGCTCTGGCCGGCCAGAATCTTGTCCGGGGTAAACTCACCGAGCTTCTCACCCCCTGGGTACTGTGCGTCATAGTCAGCCATTGACATGTTACCGGCAGCCTGCGCACCATTTGTGCTGTATGCGTGGGACCGGCTCTGGTCGGTATCAATGAGCCGGTAGCCGCTCCGCTTCCTGAAGTAAAAGTGATACACCGCATACGCGACAATAGCGAGCAAAAGTGCCTTCTTCAAGTCGAATGCCATTTATTAATAGTTAGGCATAAAAAATTTCAGTCCAAATAGTCAGTGTCCGTCTCGCCCTCCTCATCCTGAGCATCATCAAACAGATACTGAGTCGGGAAAGTTTTGCGCGAAGCAGCCTGAAGAGGGACACGGATCTGAGCCACCCGGAAAATGGGCCCAAAGGATTTCTTCAAAAACCAGAGGCCTGACAGCTCAACCAGGACATCAATCACACTATCCTTTTTGATATTTTTAAGCTCGACCGCCTCCTTGTTGCTGTCATAGGCAACAACCACAGTCTGCCCATTCACAGTTGCGAGCGGAGCCTGGAAGGTGCCGTGGTCGACCGCGCTCTGATACGCCTTTGAAATAGTCTCGTCGCTAATCTCCTTGCCGAACCACTCCATCTTGCTGGAAATGGCCTGAGACAAGAGCTCCTGCTCCACGGCTGAAATAATATCAACCGCAGACTCGGGCAAGGTAAAGGATAGATTCTTGGTTGCCAACAGATCATCGTCAGCCAACTTGAGTTTATTTAGCTGATAAAATACACGCTCACCACCCTTGGTGACTTTCAGATAGTAACGACCGTCTGGGATCTTAACGGGCTGACTGTACTCCATTATACTCAATCTACTCATTTTCCTCCTCGGATTCTGACGCTTCCTCCTCCTCATCATCAGAATCAACTACGAAATCCTTCAGACTTCCCTCATCCTCCTCCTCATCCTCCTCGTCCTCCTCATCCTCCTCATCCTCTTCATCAGAGCCATAGTCATCTGAGCCATAATCATCCTCTACAACTTCCTGTGGTACATATCGATCCGGTTGCTTTACCACCCGGCCTGAACGGGTCTGCTGGATCATTTATTGAATCTGGGATTTTCTCGTTTAAGTACTTTGGAAAGAATCTCACCCCATATCGAAGAGACATTCGCTGAATAATTTCCTCCCCACTGAGACCAAGTCGAGTTGCGATGCTTTCCAGTTCCGTAGAGAGCTCATCCTGATCGGCCCGCTGCGTATAAAGGGACAACTCCCGGACGTCATCGATGGCCCGATAAAGAGCGAATGATGCCTTCTTGGGGTCTGTATAAACGAATGACCCACACACCTTGACATTGTTGACAAAGGACCTGAACAGCTCCGGCTCGAGGCCCGAATACGGGTGAACCTCATTGATGAATGTCTGAAAGGGCTCTTCTGGGAGGGGGTGATATGGAAAAAATGTCGTAAAGAGAAACACTAGAAGAAGTATCTTGAGCCATAATTCCATCCTTGGTTAGCTCTTCTACAATAGACGGAGGAAGAATATATGGCTGACCCTTGAATTCCGAACCACAATCTGGGTCCAGACACTTTTGCCGTATCGTCCACTGAAACATATTCCGGTAAACACTGAACCAGATGTGATTTGACCTGTGCTCGGCTGATATATTTTCACAATACTTGGAGTTTGTCTGGACACAATAGACCGCCTTGTCAGTCTGCTTAGTAGTCTTGAATACTCTCTGCACAGATGCATCAGCCTGACCTTGGATATGTCTGCGGATAAACTCCTCAAGCTTGTCTGCGCTCTCCGGAAGATCCTGACCAGTCTTTTCCTCGATGCCATCAAGCCGGATAGAAAACAGATTCAACAAATCTACGGCTGGCTCGGCCGGCAAGTCTGTCACAGAGGCTCCGACCCTCTTCCAAGGAATGTAAGGGCTCGAGTCCACATCGGTCTTGTATGACCAGAGCATTCGTAGACCAGCTCCTAAATAGACGGCCGCATCGATATCCTTGGACCAGTCTCTGCCCGGAAAGCACTCTGAAAGAGTCAGCAGAATCTTTGTCCGATACTGCATAGCCTGCTGCTTCGTCACGTGCAGGTCCGGCCAGTGGATATGGACTCCAGTCTTGATCAAGCCGCCAACCTGCCGAGGCCGAGAGAGCGCGACAAGACACGACTGACCAGTCACCTCATTCATAGCCTGGCACAACTCGATAATCATATGGTGGGGCAACGCAGATTGGTCTTTATAGTCGAGATCGACGAAAAACCGAAAAACGGGCGTCTTTTGCTCTACTAGGTAGAGTTTCTTATTTCGCTTCAGAGACTTGACGTATCTGGAGTGAAACACTTCCGGGGATGCATTCGACGCGTGCAAAACACCCCCATTGAGTAACAGGTGAGTTATTGGCCCGGAGCCGCTCGCCCACCTCTCCATAATTATTATGGGTTTTAAAGTTTTAACTGGGTCCGAGCCTACGGATCCTGACTCGTAAACATAAAGTTCTGGATGAGTGAAATGAAAGTTGGCTCCTCCTCCTCCTTTGGCGGCAGATCAAACTCTATTTTTATATCCTTTTTTGTAGCTGCCCGTTCCTTGTTGAGCAAGGGGAGAATATCAGCCATTGGGAGTTTCATGAGCTCGTCACGTTCTGAATCATCACCTCGGAGTTTGACGATTCGGTCGACAAAATAAGACTTGCTTTTCATTCTTCTAATAACGAAGGGAAAACGGCTGACGATCTGACGAGCGCAAGGCTGAATAAAATTCAGGATTTTGCATGACGTACTTGGTTATGAGCGGCCATATCTTGCGCTTGGAGATACCCTCGAGCGTATCAAACTCCAAAAAGTCATTCTCGTCGTAATTCTTTTTGAAAGCCATCTGCTGAGTCTCCATCTTGTGTTTTTCGGTCAGAAACTGAGCTACAAGTTCTGGTTGGTTGATTGTGACTGTGTCAAAGATGTATACGTGATATGTTGCATCCTCGTCGGTTGTGAATTTAAAGTACTTGTATGTACCGTCTTTGAGATTTATCAATCCCCTGGTCTCTTCTTCGAGTTCGCGAACTGCACAACGGAGAGGGTTGTACACTTCGCGCTTTCGACATCCGCCCGTCACAAAGGTCCATTCTTTGTACCTTCGATCGTGGACTAGCAAAAAGTGCGCTTTATCATTTATATAGCATACTGGAATAGCAATTGCTTTATGCTTTTCCATCTACTTTTTCTGGAGATATTTTTGGGCTTACATCCGACGCCAGAAACCTCTGCACAGTTCCCACCTTCGGATCATAACTTAAAAGAAATACAAATACTGCCAAGGCTATCCAAGCTACCCAGTGCATTAATATACCCTAAGATTTAGCTTCCGTACCGAAGACCACCCATTCCATTCTCAATCTTGAGGATGTTGTAGTTTACTGCGTACAGATAGCCCTGGGGGGCAAGACCGACACCGGAGGCCAGCAGATTCTGCAGGCTGTACTCGACTGGGGTAACCAGCCGGAAGGTGTCAATCCGGGAAAAGTTGAGCGTTCCTGTGGGCTGGTACTTGGCCGTGTCGAGACAGAAGGGGATGCAGAGGACGTTTGACCGGATGGTGTTTCCGGCTGCGTGGTAGCCATATGGAGTGTGGTAGTACTGGGGAACCTCAACCCAGTGGAGCAGAGACCGGGACTCGCCAATCTCAGTTCCGTTAATCTGCAGAACCATACGCTGGTTCACATCGTTGTATGTTGTGACATTGGAGGCAATAAACTTGACTGGGTGGTTGAAGACCACCTCCTGCCGGTTAGTGTTGGGTGCGATGGGCACACGCTGCACCTGGGTAATGAGCATCTCAAAGGCATTCTTGGCAAAGTACTCGCGCTCGTTGGGGTCGAGGTACATGAAGTTGCCCCAGGCTCCAAAGTTGAGGGTACTGGGCACCAGTGGCTCGTATGGCACATTGCCTGCAAAGATGCCAACTGCCTGAGTGTCAATCAGACTGTTAGTCACCTGGGAAGGGAAGTTGAGCGTCACAGTTGTTGCTACGTTGTTTGTGTAGATGACGTTGCTGATATAGACCAGGCCAGTCAGACCAGCGTTTGTGACAACCATTCCTGGCTCAATCTGGCCACCGTTGATAGAGTTGACAGTGGCTGTGGCCGAGGTTACGGCAGATACACCCTGTGCAGCGATAGTGATGGTTGCCAAAATCTCGGGGTTGTAGACGAATGCCTCATCCGCAGCTCCAACAGTCACTGTATTCCAGCTGATGTTGTCGGTAAAGTTGAGAACCAGATTTCCGGAACCAACTCCGTTTGTATATGCAATGGCACTCGGGTCAGTCACATACACCAGGTTTGAGCCAAAGACGGAACCTGTTACAACAGCTCCAATAGATACACTTCCTGCAACATTTGAAGTCAGAACAGTTGCCGTGTTAGTAGGTCCGGCACCAGTGACTGAGTACTGGAAGGATGCTCCCTGGCCCGCGGGGTCAGTCAGCGGGGCGACGCTGGTTGGTGCGCCCACCGGGGAGACCTGGGACGCGAGAGTGCTTCCCCAAGTGATGCGGATGTCCACATCG